ATTGCATCTGCCTCTTTCTTTTCTCTATCATATTTTAATTCATAATATCCAGCAAAAAATATCAACTCTTCATCTGTGAGCTGTGATCTTAGTTCACTTACTGTCTTGCCTAATTCTGTTGCAAGGAAAAACTCAAAATTTAACCAGTTGTCCCCCCTTAAGATTCCTTTGCGTTATCTAAAGTTGCGTTTTGATTTACACCAAATAAAAACAATTCGATTTCATTCAATACATTTTCTGGCAACTCATTTTGCAAATTAGCAAAATCGGCTGGGTGAAATGCTTTTGTCCCATCTTCATTCTCTGCCAACTGACAAAGCATATGTGTGGAAACAACTAAAGGATCATCACTGCCAGCCCTTTGCGTTGCTCTGGCTCTGTCTGCCCTTGTAATAGCTTTGAAATATAAACTACATACTGTTTTACCATCATCATCTTTAACGTCAAATTTTCGCCTTTTAGAAAGGTCAAAAGCTGACTTCAAAAGGTCGAGAGTTTTCTTTTCTGCCATAAATTA